CTTTTTTGGTTATATCACAACCAAAATACATTTAACAATCCATTTACGTTAAAATCAGAGCAGTAAGTACGTTTTTTCTCTCTCATCAAGATACATTTTTGTTGTCTTCTCCGATGTGTGGCCAAGTAGACGCTGAGCAAATTCTTCTCCACATGTTTCTTTGTACAATCGTCCAGCCAGACTTCTGATCTCGTGAAAAGTTGGTGGGTTTTCACTGAACTGGATACCTGTTAATTTTCTGGCTGCGACAAATTTTTTTGTCAGGCCATCCGGGTGAATGCTGCCGTCAGGGCTGTTTTTTCTAATTCCGGCACTGATTAGATAATCTCCCCGGCTTACCAGGCGGCACCGTTCAACTACTGTACCAAGCCGTAGACCAGCGACAGGAAGGCTGAGTGACAGGGGGATAGCAATCATCATTCCTGTCTTAATTTGCCTGATGTGGAGACGATCATCATAAATATCACTGAACCGCATATTCGTTATGTCTTCGCGACGTTGTCCTGTTACAAGGGCTAAATCCATAGCTAATGGGAACCATGCCGGAAGTTGATCTGCTGCCTCCCTGATGCAGTTGTATGTCTTTAGTTTCAGTCGTTCTCTTGTAACTACTATTTTCGGTGCTCTTGTTGGCGTTACTGGATTTTGAGATATACGTCCTTCAACAATGGCCTCGCGAAACATATCAGACAACACAGAACGCATTGATCCTGCCATTGTGTTTTTCCCTCCTTCAATCCACAAATCAAGAAACTCGGCAATATGGCGAGTGGTTATTTCTGTCAGTAAAATCTCTCCCAATTTTTCTTTTATTGTCTCCAGTTGATTTACCCGAATTTTATAAGTATTTCTGGACACTTTTCTCCTTATAAGAATCGTTTTGTAACGTTCAATCCAGTCTGCCATAGTAAATGAGTCGAACCCTTTAAGCTTTTCAATTAAGGCAGCAGGAGAGTAGTTTTTGTATATATAATGATTTGCTTCAATTGCCTGCGCTACTGCATCTCTCCTTGAAATTTTACCTAGTGTAAATTCTTCTTTCGTCAGAGGGTTGCGCCAGTAATATGCTTTGTCCCTCCTTCGATATGTTAAGTTTTTAGGCAAATTGGGATCGTATTTTTTCCGCTGCATGTTTTAACTTCTCCAGTAACGGACTGTCTCTCCCTTGTCGCCCATTAGGTTGATGGTGTGTTATATCGGTATCAACCTTATTTGGGTTGATATAGAAAGCCTCCGGAACCACCCTGTAACTCCTCCCGTGTAGTTCAGGTGCAGGATAAATGTTTCCATTCCTTGCCCATCGTCTCAGCGTTGATATTGATGGTGGGTTATCTGGATATCTGAGTTTTCCCCACGTTTTTAGTGTCACAAGATTCATTGCCATACCTCTTACGATATGACCGCCAGTAAATATACAGAATACTGGCGGGGGTGGGTGATTTTTTATAATCAGCTATGAAGTTCTAATTTGTATATAATGCAACTCACGAGGACAGAAGCTTCTCGCAATTAAAATTTATCAGCTTTACTTTCTGCTCTCTGGAAACGCCTGCTTCTTTTTTACCTGAGAGCATTTTTTCGCATTCTGATTTGGTTAATTTTGTTTTTGAGTACCTTGTCCAGTTAGTAGGAGTGCCACCTTCCTTTTCAATAGTGGCAGTAATTTTATACATGAACACCTCCATTATTATTTCCAGTAGTTCGTTTATTCCATCTTTCGAGTGCTTCTTTTTCACTTCCACTATAGCCAGTTCGGGATTCGCATCCGTTACACTTTGCGCGGTAATATCCTGAAATGGCTTTCACCGTTACTGATGGACAACCACAAAACGGACATGGTTTGACTTTTTCATACCGCATTGTCTTTTCTCTCATAAAATAAAGTTTTGTTATGGCGGTGAGGCTACACCGCCATAGTAAATATCAGGAGCCGATATATTCTGGTTTCATATCTGTCAGTGTCGTTTTATACGCCTCATATAATTCTCCCAGATGTGGTCGTGCAGCATTCAGCGTATTTTCCAGAGCAATAAATTTTTGTTCTGCTTCTGGATCACCTGATGAAGGCAGGTCATTTATCATCTTCTCAATACGGGCAATAGCATTGAGACGGTGATGACGCTGAACCACTTTTCCTTTAAGTTCTGTGTAGAGAGCGCCAAGTGTATTTTTATGATCTTCCACTTCCTGGCGAAGTGCTGTTGTTTCTCCGGTGCTTTGTGCCTGCTCAATACGTTCACGGAAAGCACTGATCCAGTTTTCCCCGGCATCTTGCTCAATAATTGTTGTTTCACGTTCCGCACGGCAGGCGGATGTGTTTTTATGTTCCTGAACCGGATTAATGATTTTTTCCTGTGGTTCGTCCAGTTCGTCCCGGGTGTACACTCCAAGAATCACTTCAGGGCAATAAAGGCGCGCCCAGCGTTTCAGAGCCAGATAGGCAAGCTGCTGGCGAGGATCATCGGCCCATAACGTTGAGTTACGTGTTCTGGCCTGCGCCAGAAGTAACTCCAGTACGCGTGGCTTGCTCTCTCCGCGTAGTGTTGCCTGGACGCGAACACCGATCCCGTTTTCATCGGCCAGCTTCCAGCCAGGTACACGATATTCTTTCCCCTTGTCGTTCTTCCTGATTTCAAATTTCCCGATAATTTTTTCCCACGGCCCGAACCAGTCATATTCAATACGCCCGGTTAGCGGCCCACGAGTACTGATTACGGCATTAACAAGTTGCGCTTCATATCCGAGCACACCATTCACAACGAAAGTTTTCTGAGCTACTGCGTAAGGGTTCATTTGCCACTGCATCGCCTGCATGGTGATGGCCATGCAGTCTGATGGATTTCCCCGGAGGTGTTCCGGTACAGTAGCCATGCCGGAAGCCATTACCTGGGAAAATGTCTGAATTGCAGCCAGGGACTGAGGGCTGAAAACCGCAACATTAGAGTTAATATTTTCTTGTTGAGTTAATTCGTTCATTGTGTCCTTCCTCAGATGCTCAGTGCTTCAAGACGACGAAGATCAAAGTCGTTTAATTCGTCGGTATAACTTTCGGTAATCGGTGCTGGCCAGTTGTTTGTCTCCAGAGCTTCATTTATCTGTCGTAGCGTCCGGCGATATTCCTGTCGACCAAGTTCCAGGAGTTCCTGCGAGGCTTCCACGACGGCCACCCAGTGATAGCCAGCATCTTTGTTGACGAAGATCCAGAAAAATTTGTCCAGGTTTGCCACATCGCAGTACATTGCTGCGCTGAGGTGATAATCACGCTCAATAATTTCACGGTGCAGCCGATCTTTCAGTCGTTCCTGTCGCACATAACCGAGGCTGACTGACTTCACGTCGGCGCAAATGCTTTCGTATGGCAGCCGGATTTCGATATCAGGACGGACCCTGATTTCCAGCCCGGTTTCTTCATCAAACCCGAAATAGCTGATTTCAGATTTGCGATCCGGGTGGTTGAGTAGCCTTGCTGCATCGGTATTGTTTTGCAGTGCAGCGTGAATATTTTTTGCCTGTTCATACATATCCGGACTGATAAACGTTTTCCCGGCGTTTTCTTCTTGCTGGCGTTTTTGCCAGTCTTCCAGAGTCACCAGTTCCGGGCGAATTTTCCGTGCGATTTCGGTTAATTGCTCTTTTGTGCCACTGATGTTGTAAGGCAAAGATTTAGCACGTTCTTTTTTTGCCAGTTCTGGATTTACAGTTTCAATTTGCTCCAGAAGTTGCTCCCGTGATCCACTGGTTTTCAACAGAGGAGGGAGGTTTGCGTTGTATTCTTTAATACAGGCTTTCATTGCTGATGCTGTGTGTTTTTCCCCCTCAGGAATACGCCGGAATTCCTCCGGAAGCGAACCGTAAAGGATGCCTGTTTCTTCGGCCCCGGCACTTACCGACAGTGGCTGTATAAGAGTGCTGTTGTAGCTTTCGATCCACTCTTTCATCTGCTCTGGTGTCATCGGTGCTGGCAGACTGGCATTGTGTTTTTTAATGATGGCGATCAGTTCGTTAGAAGTAGTAACCACATATTCAGGAACCGGTACCGGAATGGCATACTCATCAGCGAATTTATCCGTTTCCAGAACATAGCTGTGAATAATCCGCCCACGCAGCAATGCATCACTTTCCTCGCCCGGAATAGTTCCGGCAATGTGCCGCCCGTGGTAATACATCAGGCTGATACGGGCATCCTTCAGCATCGTGCTGCTTATTCCGTTGGCGGAGTGATAAACCTCGTTCGGGAGGTTTTCATAACGTCCAGGCTCGAAATATGACGGCCACATGATTTCAGTTGCTACAGGAACTGACGCTTCACCAGTTTCATCACTGCAATCATGATGCGAATGGTTGCCAGCGTTCTCCTTGTGCGGATGTTCAGCACCTTCCATTTCCTCCAGACCTTTTTCCTGATATTCATTCTGATTTTCTTCATTAAAGGTTTTCTGATACGTTGCGTCGCCCATCACCGCGCCACAGTCAGGACAGTTGCCGCCGCCAGCCTGACCGCAGGCGGTGCAAACTTTCTCCGTTTCCTGTTGTTGCACTACTGGCTCAGGCTGTTTCGTTTCTGGCTGATTCTGGTACACAGAATCGCGGGTCTGGATCCCATTAACCCATTTCGGATCATTCGGGTCGCTAATCCCTTCAACAAATTCTCCGCGAGAGGCAGCCAGTAATTTGTCTGCATCGACAGGATTTTTTGGCGGAATGTTTTTCCGGGCTTCATGGAGTTCTGCCCGCAGTTTCAGATATTTCGCATCAACAGAATTTACCTGTGACTGAGCATCCAGCGGCTGCGTGTCCTGATGATGTTCAGTTGCATCCGGTTCCACTGTTTCAGCCGTTGCCTGTTCATATGCCATTGCGCCAGATGGTTGCGGTTTTTCTTCGTCATCCTGTTTTTCTTCTTCTGTTACACGCTGCGGCATCGGGGCAGAGGAGCGACCGCAGGCAATATCCACGATTTCTGGATCAGGGTTGGCATGATCGGTTTCAATAAGTACCTTGTTCAGATATTCAGTGACATGCGCAGTGATGACCTCGATACCAATTGGTGCTTCTTTCACGGCCGCAACCACGATGGCACGGGAATAATCCAGCCCACCAGGCATGGCGATGAATTTGTCGCGGAAAACAGAAAAGGGCGGTTTATTTTCAGCGATAATTTCCTCGACACGTTTAGCGTGTGCCGGATGAAGGTTATAAATGTCCACGTCCATTGAACGAGCCAGTACGCCAGTGGCTACGTCGCGCGCCAGTGACGTCAGATCGTGAACGAAATCTTCGCCGCGATCGGTGAGGTTCCCGCCGCCAGCATTAGCGCCGGAAGCCGTGCGCGTGATGCGTGAAACACGATTTCCTTTCATCCACTCTTTTGTCAGCAGACCGCGATCGGTGTAGTCTGCGTCCAGGTATGCTTCGAAAAAAGCAGTCATCAGCCCCAGACTTGAATTGCCAGGATTAGGGAAAACTTTGTCAGTATCACGAACCAGTCTGTGAAGATCGCGAATCTCCAGCGGGTCGAGCAGGCTGGTTTTGTGGGAAACAGCCAGGGCAGTAACAGCTGGTAGTTCTTCAGCCCGTGCAATATGTAATACCTGGAGTTCGTCGCGTGAAACGTGCGTTACCGGTTTTTCGCTGCCGTGTTGAGCAAGCCAGCGGATGGGCAGCTCTTGGCCAGAAATCGGGAGTAGCATATTCTCCTCAATCTCAGTCATGTCTTCGCCATTAACATTGGTATTGTCAGTGCTGGCTGTTTTGTCCTGCGCAGAGGATGAGGGCGCGATAAATACCATTGTGATGCCATCTTCCCCGCCTTTTTCGTAACGGTTGCAAAATTCCGTATCAAATACGCCTTCTGGTGGAAGGTCATCAACAACGGGCAAATTGACGCGAACAGGTTTTTTAAAGTCATCTTCATCGTAGCCAGCATCGTCAATCGCAACAGCACCACGGGAGATGGCAATGGATAATTTTTTCGCTTCAGCCCAGTAGAAACCGCCTTTAATACCGAGACGTTTTCTTACTTTGTCATTTTTTGCTTCGTAATACAGTGGGTAAACTTGTTTATCGGTGCTCATTGTTTTTTTAACCTCAACTCATATTCAGATTGCATAAAAGAAATGAACTGATGATGCGATGCCTGAGAGTTCTTTCTGCCGTTGATAACTGATGCCGTATTTCTTGTCAGCCTCTTCAATACGAGCTGCGAGTAATGCGACTTCTTTAATGGCACACACATAACAATCAAATGTTCCCAGAACGTAACCGCCATCAATAATTACCGTAACGTTTTCTTTTTGGGAAACCTGAATAAAACCATGTAATGTATTCCCACATTTGAATTCGGCGAGAGAATCGTTAATGACATTAAGTTCAATTTCACATTCAATAATGCTCATTTCTGTTTCCTTTTTTAAGGTTGAAAGAATCCCTACCATTGCTGGCATAAATTCAGTTTCGAATAGTCAGTTAATTAAAGTTCGTGTGCCATCTGGTCTTTTTCGGCACAGATTTCACTACAATATTTTTTCATTTCCGTCGTTGGTATAACTCCACGCATGAAATGAAGTGGTCTTGTAATGATTTTGCTTTCTTCAATTTCTTTATTGCAAAGGTGATAATCACATTTTATTTTCTTAGTCATTACCATGACTCCGCCTTTACAGGTAAACCATCACGACCGAGGAAGACTTTAATCATGCAGTCAGAAATGCATGTTTTTGTAGTCAGGCTACGAATATAAAGTTTCCGCTTTTTAATATTGTTTGCCGAGGCGATATATGTCCGACCTTCATGAAGAACATAATCACCAGGGGTCACACACTGACGTGGTATTTCATCAGTTCCGAAGTGATGAGCAATCATAATTATCTCCATTTTTACAAATGAATTTTGTCGATGCGGTGCCTGGTGCCTCCAGGTGACGTTAACCAGTTAACAATTAACGCCGGATTAGTTGATGCTCGTTACGCCCGTAAAATACCGCCTTACTGCTTTAACTGTTCCGCGTGCGCATAGCCGCATTCACCGCATCACAAAATTCACTTTAAAAAGGGCGGATATCCGTTTCCGCCGAATCACCAGAAAAGTGATAACAGAGGGCGTTGCAGCGGGGTTGTCACTTAAGCGTATGGTCAACCTGACACCCCGGTGTCCTCAGCGGGGAAGAAATACCCCCGCCATACTTACCGCCGCGCCATTTCGCGGATTGCCACAACCGGAAGCGCACGGTCGAATTAAATTTAACGACTACCTACAGAGAGACGAACTTCGCCGTGCGCTTTCGCGTTATGCCCTGACTTTTCAGGGATATATCCTTTTCAGTAAACTGTCAGTGCCGGATTCTTATCCGTGTCCGGCGCACGCACTCTACCTCACCTGTGAATAAATTAATGATTAATTGATATTTTGTTGTTTGATTCAACTTTCCCATCGGATGTGTGATGCTTTAAATCACAGGAATTAATACTGCTTGCTGTAAAATGATTTTCAAGGGGAGCTATTCGAATCCCTTTCTTTTTCATTAACAAGCCAAATCCTTTATTAAGGATGTCCATTAATTCCAGGAAGTATTTTTCATGTAAATCCTGGTTATCAGAGAGCTGCTTCTCTTCGTACAGACCGATAAAGGCACGACGCACGTTACCGGATATAGTATCGATGGTTTCTTTTTCTACGGTACTCAGGTCAAGAGTCGCCAGTTGAGAGCGAACCACATTCGATGCCATTTCCTGGAATGGTACTGGTAAATCTTTAAATTCCATCGTCAACCTCATCAGTCAGTGTTTCTGGTTAACCAGCGACGCGCGCCAGCTTCAGTTTGAAACGTTTTGCTTCTGGTATACGTCATCGCGGTAAACGTGCCGTCCTGATTGGGAAACACGCCACATACCAGAGATTCGTTGTTGCCAAGATCGATAGTATCCATGTTGACCTCATTTCCCCTTAACGCCGGGTGGCGGAACGTTTTATCTACTGCGCTTTGTATCAATCAACAACTGCCGTCATGTTCGTATGCCTCAGGCTGGCTACTTAGCCCTGTTCAGTGGCTGGATAACTCGAGGTATTGTCCTGCCGTTCTCTGGTGGGGCGTTGTTTGGATATGCTTATTAAACACAATGCGTTTTCTTATGTCAACACGAAATGTGTTTTGTGGTGGGTGTCATATCATGATGGTACAAAAAAGCCCCCTGTTAGCGGGGTGATTGGCATATTACTGTGATAGCAAGATCATTACTCCGGGGGGGGATTATCTTTAAGCCTGCCTCTCAAATATTTTTCTACATACTCATCGATTTCTTTTAGCCGGACTTCAAATAGCTCAATCATTCGTTGTTGTTCTGAGCCCGGTAGCTGGTTAAACAACTCAAGAAGTTTTCGTTGGGATTCATTTAACCACAATTCAGAAGATTCCTGTTCTCCAAAGAGGAGCTCAGGAGGAGATATGCCAAGTGCCTTTCCCAATACGACAGCGTCATGCACTCCAACATTTCTGCTGCCCGCCTCATAGTTACCTATACGCGATTGCGTCCATCCGCAGATTTCAGCAAGTTTTCCTTGAGATAAACCAAGCTTCTGCCTGCGCTCTTTAAGACGCATTGCAATTTTGTCATTGAGCCTACTAGCGGCAATTTTTTCGTTTTCTTTTTCCATTGCATCCTTGTATCACGAATCGTGATTTACATAAAACACAAAACAGCTTGACCATATAACACAAGATGTGTTTAGAATTGTCATCGGAGGTTTTCAATGAACAAAATTTCAACATATCGAAAACAGCTTGGGCTGTCTCAAAGACAACTTGCTGTTCAGTTAGGGTGGATACAAAGCCGACTGGCAAATTACGAAGCAAATTTTCGTACCCCTGGGCTAGAGGAGTGCAGAAAAATTGTTTCTACCCTTAATCGGCTTGGCGCTCATTGTGGACTTGACGATGTATTCCCCCCAGACGGTAAGCATAGCGAAAACAGCATAGGAGCGGTTGATTCATGAAAATCAGGCATGAGCACATCGAATCAGTGTTGTTAGCCCTGGCAGCCGAAAAAGGGCAGGCGTGGGTCGCTAACGCAATTACTGAAGAATATCTGCGCCAGGGGGGCGGCGAATTGCCCCTGGTACCAGGCAAGGACTGGAACAATCAGCAGAATATCTATCACCGTTGGTTGAAAGGTGAAACGAAAGCGCAAAGGGAAAAAATTCAGAAACTGATCCCTGCGGTTCTGGCAATTCTTCCGCGCGAGCTGCGTCACCGACTCTGCATCTTCGATACCCTGGAACGCCGTGCATTACTGGCGGCGCAGGAAGCGTTGAGTACGGCAATTGATACGCATGATGATGCAGTCCAGGCCGTTTACCGGAAAGCACATTTCAGCGGCGGAGGATCGCCCGGCGATTCTGTCGTAGTGCATTGATTGAAATTAATCGTGCCGGACTGTTTTGTTCGGTATCAGTTAAATGTAACGCTGCGAGCGTTACAAGGTGAAAACAAATGGCTTCAAACTGGATAAAGCTCGAGGTTATTACGCCGGATAAGCCGGAAATATTCAGGCTTGCTGAGATTCTGAATATTGATCCAGATGCCGCATTAGGGAAGGTTATTCGCTTCTGGGCATGGGCGGATCAACAAATGATAGACGGTAACGCAGATTGTAACGCTCGCGGCGTTACAAAAAGTGCAATAGATCGCATTACTTTTATGGCTGGTTTTGCTGATGCGTTAATTCAGGTTGGATGGCTGGTCGAAAATGACGGTGGGCTTTCTCTACCTAACTTTGAACGTCATAACGGAAAAAGCTCTAAAAAACGGGCGGTTACAAACGAGCGAGTAACAAAAATACGCGAACTGAAACGAAAAGGTAACGCTGACAGCGTTACACAAACGGATCAAAAAGCGTTACCAGAGGAAGAGGAAGAGGAAGATATAAATACTGATCTCCCCCTAAATCCCCCTCGGCAAAAACGAGCGTCTAAAAAGTTCGAGCCGGAGGCTATTGAGCTGCCCGATTGGTTGCCGGAAACACTCTGGCATGAGTGGGTCCGGTTCAGACAGGCATTGCGAAAACCGATTCGAACGGAGCAGGGCGCTAACGGGGCGATACGGGAACTGGAAAAATTCCGTCAGCAGGGGTTTACACCTGAGCAGGTGATTCGACACAGCATCGCCAATGAATACCAGGGCCTGTTCGCGCCGAAAGGTGTTCGGCCTGAGACGTTGCTCCGACAGGTTAACACCGTCTCGTTGCCGGACAGTGCGATCCCGCCAGGCTTCAGGGGGTAACAGACCATGAAAAATATTGCGACAGGAGGCGTTCTGGAGCGTATCCGCAGACTGACCCCACCACATGTAACCGCCCCATTCAGAACGGTTGCGGAGTGGCGCGAGTGGCAACTTGCTGAAGGCCAGAAACGTTGCGAGGAGATCAACCGCCTGAATCGTCAGTTGCGGGTGAAAAAAATCCTGAATCGCTCTGGCATCCAGCCGTTGCACCGCAAATGTTCATTTGCGAATTACCAGGTGCAGAACGACGGCCAGCGATACGCGTTAAGCCAGGCGAAATCCATCGCCGATGAACTGATGACCGGGTGTACAAATTTTGCGTTCAGCGGAAAACCTGGTACCGGGAAGAACCATTTAGCGGCAGCTATCGGGAATCGCCTGCTGAAAGACGGTCAGACAGTGATTGTGGTTACCGTGGCTGATGTTATGAGTGTCCTGCATGCCAGCTATGACGACGGGCAGTCAGGCGAAAAATTTTTGCGGGAACTGTGCGAAGTGGATCTGCTGGTTCTTGATGAAATTGGCATTCAGCGCGAGACGAAAAACGAGCAGGTGGTACTGCACCAGATTGTTGATCGCCGGACAGCGTCGATGCGCAGCGTGGGAATGCTGACAAACCTGAACTATGAGGCCATGAAAACATTGCTCGGCGAGCGGATTATGGATCGCATGACCATGAACGGCGGACGCTGGGTGAATTTTAACTGGGAGAGCTGGCGTACGAATGTCGTCCAGCCAGGAATTGCGAAGTAATTTTTACCGGGAGAAAAATTTAATGGAGACTGTTTTTGACGCACTGAAAGCAATGGGAAAAGCCACATCCATAGAACTTGCTGCGCGACTTGATATCAGTCGTGAAGAAGTGCTGAACGAACTATGGGAACTGAAAAAAGCTGGTTTCGTTGATAAAAGCGCGTACACCTGGCGTGTGGCTGATAACAACGTTCAGCAGGAACAGCCAGCGCCGGAAGAACAGCCGGAAGAAACTACCACGGCAACAGTAGCGAAAATCTCAGAGTGCGATTTAACCGCGACGATTGAACAACGCGGACCACAAACGGCGGATGAGCTGGCTGCGTTGTTCGGTACCACATCACGCAAAGTAGCTTCAACGCTGGCAATGGCAATCAGCAAGGGGCGGCTGGCACGCGTTAATCAGAACGGTAAATTTCGTTACTGCATGCCGGGCGATAATTTACCAGCAGAGCCGAAAGCCGCGCTGGTAACGGAAAGTGATGGTAAGGCCTTTCCTCAGCCAGCAGGTGCTGCGTTACCAGTCCGGGAAGCCGCAACACAGGAAGAAATTAAAACAGAAACTGTGGCGGACATTGTGCAGCCGTTGCCATCGTTTACCGAAACGCAAGCAGATGAGCTGATTTTTCCGTCCCTTCGCAGGGCAAACCTGGCGCTGCGCAGGGCGAAAAGTGATGTTCAGAAGTGGGAGCGAGTCTGCGCCGCGCTGCGGGAGCTGAACAAGCACCGGGATATTGTTCGACAGATTACTGATTCTTCCCGCCGTGTTGTATCGGAAAAGTGATTGCCGGAGGCGCTTATGGCAAAAGTATTTACACCAGAAGAGCGGGAAGAAGTGAAGGCGCGCATTGTGGAATTCGTGCGCCTGAGCGGACGAGAAACTTTTCGACAACTGGCAGATAAAACGGGTGTCAGTAAGACCGCTATTCGTCGTTTATCTGGTGCGCTTGCGGCCAGTGGTGATGTCTGGCTCTCTGGTTGCGGGGTATTTCCATCAGAGCAGGCGTATCGCGTATGGCGTAAGACACCGGAGAAGGCTGCTGACCCGACACTGATTCGAAAGTTACCTGACGGAGAAATACGTCGTTACAACAGACGGCAGAACATAATTTGTCGTGAGTGCCGCCAGAGCGAAGTTATGCAGCGTGTGCTGGCGTTCTATCGGGGAAACTTTCAGGAGGTGATGGAGTGAGGGTCAGAGTTTATATTGCCGGTCCAATGACGGGATATGAAAATTTCAACCGTGAGGCGTTTCACAAGGCGGAAGAGGAACTGAAACGGGAAGGGCATACCGTCTTAAACCCGGCAGTACTTCCGGACGGGCTGACACAGCCGCACTACATGGATATTTGCATGGCAATGATTCGTTGTGTGGATGCGATTTACATGCTGAATGGCTGGCAGCGGTCAGCGGGCGCTAAGGCAGAGCTGGCACTGGCGGAGAAACTGGGGCATGCAGTGATTTATCAGGAGGTGGCTCAATGAGAGAGGTTAACTATGAGGCGCTTCGTGAGGCAGCACAAAACTATCAGTCGACGCTGGCGTGGTATCAGGCTATCCCGGACAGCCCAAATGCTGAACGGGATTGTGATGCGGCTCTTGCTGCGTTTAAGCGTCACATCCGTCATCGGGAAGCGGATATTATCGCTGATTTGCTGGATGGACTGGAAGAAGCAAAATCACAACTCAACGAGCAGCGTGAGTATTACGAAGGCGTTATCTCTGATGGGAGCAAGCGTATTGCTGAACTGGAAGCGCGGGAAGTTCAATTACCGACTCGCTACGACCTTCGATATGGACACCCGATAAATGCAGATGAGCGACATGTCATGATACCTAAAGAAAATGGCAGTTGGCTTTACCTGATTGACTTAGAACACGCATTACGCGTCTCTGGCATTCGCATCAAAGGAGAGGAGCATGGAAATAAAACCAGAGGATGAGTTAAGCAATATCGTTTTATTTCCGGTAAAAGAGGATGACCCTCGTAATCAGGTTAATTTTCTTTATGAGCCATCGGAAAGACCATATTGTCATCACGCCTCTGTCCGGGTTGACGAAAAAGAGCGTCAGGTCCGCTGTAAAATCTGCGGTGCAGTTGTGGAGCCATTTGACTGGATGCTCTCTGTGGCGAAAAGAGAAACCAGACTGGCAGATGATGTAAGGCACTTGCGCCAGGAGGAGCGGGAAAGGCGAAAAAATATAGAAAAGCTAATTCAGATTGAGCGTAACGCGAAAGCGCGGATACGCAGGGCGACAAAATCCAGAACTGAATAATTAAATTTAGCTCTG